AATACCTTCTAAATTTATAATTAAATCGGGTTCTAAAAACTCATCTGCATCTAATTGAAATATCCACTCACCTTTACATTGTGAGTTTAATAGGTTTTTCCATTGTGCGAAATTGTTATCAAATTCGGATTCAATTAGAGTGATATGATCTGCGTTTGCCTGTAACTCTAAATATTCAACCATCTCAATTGGTGCTTTGGGGGTGTCTAAAAGAACTACAATTTCTGAATTTTCTTCTTTATAATTTATTAATTGTGTAACTAATCTTATAATTTCTTCGTGTTCATTACAAGCGGTTATCGCATAACTTAATTTCATTTATATAATTTTTTAATTTATCAGTCGGTTGCCATCCTAAACGTTTAATGGCATCATTGTTTATTCTTAATGTTTTTCTATAATTTCCCTTCACATCATCTATATATTTTTTATCAGGATATTCAAACATATCCGCAACTTCATTAATTGAATAATTACATCCCGTTCCCAATTCCCACGCATCTTCGTGCTTTTCATCACTTTCTGCAATCCTAATCAATCCATCAATTATATCATCGACATGAGTAAAGTCTCGTCTCTGTTCTCCATCACCATGTATCAAAATTGGTTGTCCATTTTTTATAGCTGCTCTCCACATACCTATTACTGCCGCCATTTTTGTATCTACCAATTCACCCGGTCCATATACATTATAAAATCTTGCAATTTCTGCATTCAATCCATATACTTCTTTATACATTTTAATCCATTCCTCTCCCATATGTTTTGTTAATGCATATGGTGATAACATTGGATTGTGGTGGCGAGATGATGAACCGGCATAAATTAATTTGGATTTATTATGATATGCGTATTCTGTAACCTGTTTTGTACCATCTACATTAGAACTAAATGCTAAATTTGGATTTTGAAAACTTGGTTGTATTCTACTTAATGCTGCTAAATGAAAAATATAATTGTATGGTTTATTTTTGATATTATGCATTCCTCTAATATCACCACCTAAAAAATTACAAACCTCAAATATTTTGGCTTCTTTACCAATTGAAAGATTATCCAAAACATCAACATCATATCCTCTTTTGATAAGTTCTTTTGTTAATGCGTGTCCGATAAATCCCGCTCCACCTGTAACTAATACTTTTTTCATTTATTTTCATTATGTGGTTTAGAATCAGTTGTATAACTCAAACTACTACCACTTGGGTATGTGTTTGCTGTGGACGAATTATATGTAATAAAACCATAATCAGGTGTCGCTGTTATTGTTCCGTTTGGTGTTCCATGCCCACCAACTGGAATTGAAACTCCATTATCATTAACTTTATCTAATTCTTTTTTAATGATATGCCATTGTTTTGTTGTAGGTGCGTAATCGTTACACGCAATAATAAAACCTTTTAACCAAATTGTAAATTCTTTCGATTTCATAACTATTTATTTAAAAATTCAATAATTTCTTTTGCTAATTGTTTATGTCCAACTTCACCATAGTGCCCATCTTTTATCAACCCAATGGATTCCTCTCTCATATCAGAACGTTTTTTATCAGTAATATCTAAATTTATACTATGGTCACCACCAAATTTTTCGTTACACCAACTCCAATTAACAATTTTAACACCTTTGAGTTCTGCCCATTCTTTTATAAATAAAATCCATCGGTTTACTTCTTCACTATAAAAACTTCTAAACTCATATCGGTTTAATAAAATTTGTTCTGCTATTTCTTTTGTCACAAAAGTATCAACACATGCAATTTCTAATTCAGGTATGAATGATGATGCCCATATCTGTCTCCAACTACAGGATTTATTATCATTTTTATACTGTGCTAATCTATATCTCATTATGGGTGACCACCCAAATATTACAATATCTTCTGCTTTTATATCTTTATGATTTATCAAAAAGTCATCAAAAATTTGATGGTTTGAATTACCCGCTATACCTTTATTTTTTATATCAAAATCAAAATGTTCTGCAATAAATTCACAATATGTTTTAGGCCTTCGTCCTAACCATTTTGCATATTCGCTATCATTTTCTAATGGCGCTGTCATTGAATCACCAAAACTCCAAACCGAATTCATAATTTATATATTTCTTTTTTGTGATCTAATATCTATTCCAACTACATTTTTATTTTTAGGTGTAATTTGGTTTACATCCATAATAAGTTCTACTACCTTTCTTATTCCACTTATTTTATAAGTTCTATACGAATCATTGGTTATATTAGACATTTTACTTAAAGTTTTTTGATATATTTGTTTAGCATTACCTCGCATTTGTAACATTTCAGTTTCTTCATTTATTAATTTACCAAAAAATCGTTTAATCAAATTTGGATTTACATTAGAAACTTTTACACAATGCATAATATCTTTTTTTAGTGATACAAATAATGTAAAAACGATAGGTGCTGTTGTTTCTGTAAATCTTTCTTTTTCACCATCTATATATTCGTATTCTTTTATTAAATAAAATTTACCTCTTAACATTTTATTTGCAGTAATTAAATTTCTATCATCTATAAATTTACGATATATTACATTATAGTTGCTCATTACTTATTTAACATTTTCAATTTAGGTAATTGTAATTGCTGAAACTTTGGTTGTATCTTACTATAAATACCATATTGATTTAAAATAGTATCAAACAATTTAGTCATTTTTTCCAAACTAAAATTTTGCTTGTTTTGTTTACCCAATTGAAAAGATGCAACTTTGTACTTATCATAATTTTTGTAGATATCTTTAATACTTTGTAATGCTTTTGAAATATTGACATTAAACCATTGTGATTCTTTTATTAGGAATTGGTCTACTGCTGATTCGTGTACATTTTTTAATTCACCTTCTAACAATACTGCACCTTGTTTTAAGAAATCCAAATGTCCACTCCAATTACTCACCAATATTGGTTTACCTGTCAAACTGAATTCTAAAAGAGGTCTGCCAAATCCTTCACCTTTTGTAAAATTCAACATTGCTTTTACCTTTGGATGTTCATATAGTCCGTTTAATTCATATGGTGCCATGTCACCGTGTATTAAATAAACAGGAACTTTTCCATAATCTTTTCCCAATGCGTGTCTAATTTTTGATACAATTCCTTCCCTATCTAATACACTAAATGTCGCTGATGATGTTTTTAAAACTAAAGCTGGCTTTACTTTTTCATCTCTAAAAGCCATTGCGAAAGTTTTGATCATCATTCCTACATTCTTTCTATCTTCACCTTCATCACCTTTTAACCAATGTCCTACAAACAGAAAACAAAAATCTTCTTTTACTTCATCTAAAATATTAATAGTTGCAACTTTATCTGTTCCAAAATCCATTTCATTAAATCCTTCAAAAAGAACCTCAACAGGTTTTTCAATTTTGTGTTGACGTACCAATTGTCCTTGTGGGTTTGCTTCGTTGTATACTGTTGCTACTAAACTTTTCTTTGCATGTCCGGAAGGTGTGATAATTAAATCCATTCGATTACAACCATGTATCCAATCCAATGCACATGCGGTAGTTTCAATGCCCGCTGTTATTCCAATATTATAATATCCTAATTGTTGAAATTCATTTGGCACCGTAACCTGTATATAAATGTCCGGTTTTTGTTCAATTTTTTGAATAATATTATCTACAATCCATTTATCAAATACCCTATTATAATTGAGAGCATCCATCGGAGTATTACCCCAACGAGTGCTTATTACTTTTATATGAAATTTATCTAACTTATATAATGAATGTAAAAGGTCTCTCGCATGGTCACCATACCCACTTCTGGTTGCTACAGGTGCTTGAAATACTAATGTTGGTTTCATATTGTAATTAATTGATATTTTTTAACAGGTTTCCAATTTGCAAATGCTCCTTCCATACCATCTACTAAAGATTGGCACATATATTCTCTACTTAAATTTCCCTCTCCTAACATCCACTTTCTTCCTTTCATCCCTGCTTCTTTTCTGGCTTCTCTACCCATATCATACCAACTACGAAGAAGTGGTGCTACATCAATAAAATCAATTCTATCATCAAAAATATATGGAGTAGGAACTGAACCTGTTGTTGAACGTACTGGCCAAATTGGTGTTACCCAATCTCCCCAAACATAAGTGTTCTTTTTATAACGGTCGTGTAAAGAACCAATCTCCACATAATCTTCTGCGGTTAATAACTTACCACTACCTTTTACTCTAAACCCGCATTGGTCTTGTAATCCACCGGTGACATTTACAATGATTGGTGTACCAGCCATTACCGATTCTGCTGTTGCTAATCCAAAACCTTCGTTAGATGCCAAATTAATTGTGACATCAGCCAAATTATATAAGTAATTTAATTCGGTTTCGTTATATCTGTTAGGTGCGAATATAATGTTCGTATTTGGCATCAAATCTTTTGCAACTCTAGGTAAATCCGTGCCATTTTCATCCACAGGTTGTGTATGCATTAACATACAAACTTTATCCCTTTGTTCAGGTCTTAAAGTTTCTACAAACTCTTTGAATGCCAACATGGCATCTATTGGTTGCTTTCTTCTAATATTACGATTTGACCAATAAAGAACAAAATCATATTCTTTATCACCAAATAAACTTTTCTTAAAATCTTCAGGTATGTCTACAGGTTTATAATCTTCTGAATTGATACCATGTGGTACATAACTTACTTGCCAATTTTGTGGTCTATTCCAATGTTTCTCTTTATCCCATCCCCAAACTCTACGGGTAATACCATAAGTTTGTTTTGAAATACATCCAATCCAATCACAACTTTCATAGTAATCTCTATTGTATTTTGGGTCTGGCAAATCATCCCAAATGTGATAAAAAAATAGTGGAACTGATTGGCGGATTTCATGTGCCATTTCATATAACCAAATCCAATAACGGGGGTCTGTAAAGTGTAGAATAGCATCTGGCTTTTCAATCATCAATAACTGTCTAATCATATCAGGATTTCCATAACCATCCGATGGATAAATTTTCACACATGCATCTGCTACTCCGGTTCTTTTACGAACATCATCATTTAAATCCATAATCTTACCTGCTTCTGGATGTTTAATTGCTGCACCCAATTGTACCCAATCATATTTATCAATTGTTCCTAATACTAATTGTTTTGAAACATTTGCAATACCACTCGCCATTCGAAGGTCATCAGATAGTAACAGAATTTTCTTTTTTGCCATAACTAATTTTAAATATATATTGTTTTTACTTAATTTTTTCCGTCGCAATGTGTTCCATAAAATTCACACCAAATACATAAGTTTGATGGCTTTTTGTGATAGTTTATATCCAATCGATAGTTGCCTGTTTCATCAAATACACTTTCAACAAATCCTTTAAATGCTGCCCATGCTTTATTTATGGATGGTTTTCCATTTGCAGGAATATGTTTACTCATTCGATGTGTAGGTATATCCTCCCTGATTATAACCTTACGTTTTAATATAATAAATTCCACATCAATCATATTTTCAGAAATACCAATCAATTCTGCATAAAACTTTTTGTAAAGAAGTATTTGTGAATTTTTGACTAAATCTGATTTTTGGTATTTACTCCAACCGGCTTTTGATGTTTTGAAATCTATAATACGATACTTACCTGTAAATGTATCTTTAATAATCAAATCTATAAACCCAATAAAGTTTACACCCTCTACAATTTTAGTATTAATTGGTTGTTCGATTGCAACTAATTCATCATGCTTAAGTGAAAAGAATTTATTGAAGTTTTTAGATTTTTGAAACCAATCTAAAAGAACATTACCATCTTCTAAAAATTCAATCATTTCCTCTTTGGTACAAACATTGATAGTTCCGCTGGCAGAATCTTTTATATAGGTTTCTCTCATTCTTTCTTTAAGATATTCCTTTAAATCAATCATCTTGTCAGCTTGGGATTTTGATATTCTTAAACACTTATCTAAATAGTGTTGAAGTGTTTCGTGCATTGCTGTTCCAAATACGGAATGTATATTGGATGTGGATTGTGATAATCCATCTATGTATGCTAATTTGTATTGTTGTGGACAACCACTCCACATACTATATTGTGAAAATGATACTCTTGCCATATACCTAATATAACTATTTTATTCGGTTTTACCAAATTTAAATAAGTTTTGGCTTTGCATTCATTATATTTTGAATAAAATTAAATTTTTTTGGAATATACAAATCATTAAAAATTAATGTATGTGCTATGTTTCCTTTAAAATATTTTAATGCATTTATTTTATCCCATTCCGATACTGTTGATTTTTTTAAGTATTCTATAAATGCTAATAAAGAATTTTTTAATTTTTCTGATTCTATTTTATATAAATTTTGCTTATATAATCTTATTATATCACTTTTAATTTCATCAAAATGGATAGTATTATACCAAAATGGGTATTTTACCCAATGGAAATTTATCAAATTATGGTCTTCATTAAGTTCTTTTAAAAAATCAAAAAAATTAAATGCATTTAATACAGAACAAGTATATTGAAAATCATACGATATATTTTTATAATGTTCGATTGCCCATTTTAAAAGCATAAAATTGGTATTAAAAACCTTATTATCAAAACCTGTTCTAACAAATTCACCAACTTCTCCTAGTCCATCTAATGAAATTGAAAAATGAACATTTCTAAAATCTTTTAAATATTCAAATATTGTTTTACCTTTATATTTTAAAATACTAAAATTTGTATTATACATAATTGATATTCTTTTTTTATCAATAATTGATTCTAAAAGTTCAAAATGTTCATCCAATACAAATGGTTCTCCACCTGCAAAATATATTACCTCAATTTTTTTTAAAGATTTTTCATTTAAAATAAAATTTACTTTATTTGTATTGGAAACCGTTTCTTTTCCAAAGTAGAGTATATTTTTATTTACCAAGTAAAAATCTTTTTTTTCTTCTTGCCATTTTGTAGAAAATCCATCATTGCAAGTTCTACATTTAAAATTACAAATATTTGATGGTCTTAAATCTAAAGAAACAAATTCGGGTTTTATTTTTCCATCAAATTTTTTTATTTTATTTATTTTTTCAGTAAGTGGTTCAATTTTTTTAATATGATGTTCATTCCATTTATTTCTAGATGATTGAATACCTTGTTCTTCCAATCTATAACATGCACTACAATATTCATTTTGAACATCATTAAGCATATCAATTCTTAATTTTTTATACTCATCCGAATTAAAAGCATTTTCAATTGATTCTTTATTTAAATCAATATCAGTAAATGGTTTTTGTGAATCACAACATGCTCTTGCTGTACCATCCATATATCCATTGAAATGTATAAAAGGTAGTATACAAAATGCCTTATTCATTTTATATTTTAAGTTTAAGTTTAGTAATTTGCTTTTTATCTGTTCCGTATTTTTCGCAAATATATTTTATGTTTTCTCTACCTTCTCTTGTTGAGTAAAGAACTTCGATATATTCCAATGCTTCTTTTTCTGAACATTGAAAATCTTTTTTAATCAACTCAATTAAAAAATCTTCATACTTATTTGCTGCCTTACCTTTAATATATTTAAGAAAATATTTACCTTTTGGTATTACACTAATATACAACTTATACATTTCTTTTGGTTGTAGAGTTTGTGTTAGAGGTAAAAGAGTTGCAATTAATTCAACCCACTCCGGTTTCATAGAAAGAAATCGATTAATCATAAAGTTACTCCATGATTTCAAGTCCTCTTCCGAAAGTTTATTAAAATACTTTGGGTCTTGCTCGAAAGTTATTGCATTAAGATGGTCAAATAACTTTTTAGCTGCCATTATTTTATAATATTTAAAATTTGTGTAATTGTGCTCATAAACACTATTTCTTTATCTACTACTAATGCATCTTTTGATAATCCTTCTGCAATAGTAAGTATAACATTTGCGGTATTTCCAGATGCGTACTCATCTACTTTATCGTATAACATTGTATACATTTCGGAGTAATCATTTAGTTTGTTATCTGCTACTACCTGTCTAATTTTTATAAATATATTTCTTTTATTATCTTCCGATTTTAAAAGTTCAATAAGTTTAGTTGCAAAGTTTGCTTCAACCATTACTTTATGGTCTACTTTTAATTCTCCTTTTGCCGATTGTAATTGACAAGTATTAAGTATTCTTCTAATATCTGGATAATATGAATTAATGATATCGGCCATATTTTTTGGTTCATACTTAATTTTTTCAGTATCTAATATCTTTGCTACCTGAACTGCTACATCTTTTTTATTCGGTGGAGTGATTGCGAAAGATTGACATCTACTTTGAATAGGGTCAATAATTTTCTCAATGTAGTTACAGGTTAAAATAAAACGACAATGCTTACTGAATGTTTCCATTAAGTTACGAAGGATTGCCTGTGCTCCAGGCGTCATATAATCAAACTCATCGAGGATAATTATTTTGAATCCTGCAAAACCTACCGATGATGCAAAGTTCTTTACCTTTGTTCTTACGGTGTCCACATTGTTTTCATCCGATGCATTGATAATCATAAAATCACATTTAATTGTGTTTACGATTAGTTTAGCAAGTGTGGTTTTACCCGTGCCCGCTTTTCCGTATAACAACAAATGTGGTATATCATTTGCATCTAAATATTGCTGAATTGTTTCTTTTATGGTTTCATTACCAACATATGTGGAAAGGTCAACTGGACGATATTTTTCACACCATAATGTATGTTCTCTTTTACTTATATCATTTGCGAAAAAACTCATATTATTTCCCAGTTGAACCGAATCCGCCATCGCCTCTTTCGGTGTTAAATAATTCTTCTACTTCTGTAAATTCAATTTGTGGATATGGTATAATCATAATTTGTGCAATTCTATCACCTGCTTTATAAGCTAATGAATCCAATCCATTTGTTTTTTTAAATGTAGCCTGCAACTCACCTCTATATCCACTATCAATTACACCAACTGAATTAGAAAGTATTAAATCATATTTTCTAATTGATGAACGAGGAAATACCAATCCAACAAATCCTTCAGGTATCTCCATTGCTATACCCGTTCCATAGGATATATCAAAAGTTGTATTTGATATAATTTCAGTTGCTACTAAATCCATTCCAGCATCACCACTTTTGGCGTATGTTGGAATTACTGCATTAGGATTGAGCTTCTTTATTTTGATTTGCATCTTGTTCTTTTCTAATTTGTTTAGTTTCTTCTGAAATGGGTTTTGCAAAAATTCTGAACTCCATTCCGTTGTGTTTAAAAGTTACTACATCACCTTCTACCGGTTGTATTTGTAAAACCAATGGTGCTGGTTCAGCATTTTCACTTTGCCAACCAAATACCACGGGTTTATTATTAAAAAATTGAAAACACCACTCTGCATCTTTAATTTGTTCTTGTTTTGGTATTTCTACGCTACCCTGCGTTTGAGTTTCCTCTTTTGGGAATAATTCTAATTGTTCTAACATTTTTTATTAATTTGAGATTTCTACTAAATAATACTTACAAACAAAATCATCTATTTGAAATTCAACATGAGCTAAACCATCGGTTGATACTTTTAATTTTGCGTTTGTTGCTTCTTTATTTGCTGTAAGAATTTCTTTTAAATATTTTGAAGAGAATGAGATTGGTTTTACTTCACTATCAAATCCTTTAATTGCTGTGAATGTTACTCTATTTGTCGAAATTGATGAATAACCAATTGCTAATT